GAGGCCGCCGGCATTTCAGCTCTCCAGATTGTTCGCGAACACCAAAAGATCGCATTCTCCGATGCTACCCGTATTCGAAGTGGATGGATGTCGCTCAAGGAGTTTGAAGTCCTTACGGAAGATGAAAAAGCGTGTATCAAGTCGGTTGAGACTAAACAAACCAAGCGGGTTACTGATGAGGGGGAGATCATTATTGACGAACAAGTAAAAATCGTTTGTTATGACAAACAGAAATCGCTCGATAGTATCGTGAATATGCTTGGTTATAATGCACCTTCAAAAATAGCTAATACGGACAGCAAAGGGAACGACATTCCGCAACCTACGTTAAGTACAGACAGATTGCTCCAGTTGATAAAAGAAGGAAAGACGGATGGATGATTATTCGAAGGTGGGCGACCTGCTGCTCAAAGAGGGATCTCTAACATTCGCCGCTGCAATGTTTGAGGCGGTGAACAGGAGTCCCTTTCTGATATCTCAGCATCATCGGGAAATCTGTCGGAAACTGGATCAAATACTCCGGGGTGAACATCCCACTAATCGACTAATATTGAATATCCCGCCGCGCCACTCAAAAACGGAGTTAGCTGTGGTATCCTTCACTGCGATGGGGTTCGCTATCAATCCACATTCAGAATTCATGCACCTGTCCAGTAGCGATGAGCTTACGACCCGCAACGCGACGAATATTCGCAGAATCATGGAAAATCCCAACTATCGGGCTTTTTTCCCCCATGTAGATCTATCGAATAACGCAAAAGGGAGTATATCCACTTCTGCTGGCGGAGTGTTCTATGCAGCGCCTTTTATGGGTCAAATTACGGGGTTTGGATGCGGTAAATTAGGGTCTGAGGAATTCAGTGGAGCAATGCTTATCGATGATCCTATGAA